CGCCCCCGCCAGCAGGTGATAGAGCGTGATCAGCGCCGCCAACGACCGCGCCAACGTCCCCAGCGCTATCAGCGCCGGCCCGGCCACCGCCGCGATCAGCGCGATGCGCAGCGCCAGGTTGAGCGTCTCCGGGGTCAGCTTCTGCAGCTTCTCCATCAGCGCCGTCGCCGACTCCACCGCCGGAGCCAGGAAGTCATCGATGAACGGCGTCCCCGCCTTCACCATGAACACCTGGAGTGCGTCCCCCAGTCTGGCCACCGCGTTGGCGAATGTCCCCGACCGTGCCTCCGCCACCTCCGCTGCCGTCGCCGCGCTCTCGATCTTACCCGTCATCTTCTCGAACCCGGCGGCTCCCTCTTCGACCAGCGGTGCCGCCGCATACTGACCATAGAACCCGAAGATATCCTGCATCAGCCGCAGCCGGTCCTCACCGACCAGGTCATCCATCGCCGCGTTGAACTCACCCAGCAGTTGCGCCGGCGCCTTGAGCGCCCCTCTCGCGTCGAACAGCTTCATGTTGATGTCATCCAACGCTTTGACCGTGGGCTTGGCCGTCTGCAGCATGTTGTTGTACATGCTGCGCAGCGCCGTGCCCGCCTCCGCCCCTTGGATGCCCCGATCAGAGAGCATCGCCAGCATCGTCAGCATCTCATCGAGTGTCACATTGTAGCTCGCCAGCACCGTCCCGCCCGAGTCCACCGCCGCGGCTAGGTCCGACACCGATGCCACCGAGGCGTCCGCCGTCCGCACGTAAGCGTTAGTGATGGCGTTGGCGTCCTCCACCTGGAGCCCGAACGTGATCATCGTCGTGCTGAGCACTCGCGTCGCCTGGTCGAGATCCAGCTCACTCGCTGCCGCCAGGTCCACCGCCGCCCGCAGCATCCCCCCAAGTTCGGTTGTGCCGTCCAGGTAGCCGGCTAGGTCACCGAACATCTCGGTCACGTCGCGCCCGCTCTTGGCCAGCGTCGTCATCGCCTCGATTGCGTCCACGGCGCTGAACTCGCCCACCAAGCGCATATCCTGGCCCATCATCATCGCCGCTTCCGATAGCGTGTCGATGTCCACACCGCTCTCACGCGTCGCGATGCCCAGGATGGCCAACCTCTCCTCGAAGCTCATCGCCTCCTTGGCCGCCAGCCCCAGCCCCGCCGCCACCGGCAGCGTCACATAGGTCGTCAGGTCCCGCCCCAGTCGTTGCGCCGACCTGCCGGCGCTGTCGAGTGCGTCCGCCGACAAGAGGGTCTTGGACTGCATGTCCTCGACCGTTCTCGTGATCTCCCGCAGCGTCCCGGACGCCTGGTCGACAGCGCTTACTATGATCTTGAGAGACTGCTCAAGCCCGAATGCCACGTTGGCTCCTCAGTTCCCCGGCCTGGTCCGTCGCCTCTTTCATGTGCCGCCAGAACAGCGCCTCATCGAGACAGTACGCTTCCCACCCGGCCAGCCCCAGCATCTCACTCGGCCGGCGCCCGTACCTCGCCGCCATCGCCTCCAGCACCATCGCCCCCTCGCTGGCGGCGAAACTTGCCCAGCCGAGCGGGCTTTTCCTCCTGCTGCAGCCATGTCGCGATTGTCTGAATCTCAGACTCCGTCAGGTTGGCAATGGGCACCCCGCCTTTGGGCGGCGTCTCCCCCGGCAGGTATACCTGCGGCTCCACCAGCGCCGCCTTGACCAGATGAATCTGATAGGCGAAGTAGGCCGAGGGGTCCTGCTCCGCCATACGCGCCAGCGCCCTCGTCTCGCCGCCTCCCGGCGCTTCCCTCAGCGCCCGCATGACGCTGCCCAACACCGGGTTGGGAATCGCTCCCGTCGCCGCCAACACCGACACGGACGGGCGCCGCACCCGGCACACCCGCCCCGTCGGCAGCTCCAATTCCTCGGCAGGCAATGGTCCCCAGTCGCTCATCGCTATCCCTTAGGCCGCTGTCGTGAAGTTGATGACGTTGGCCGCCGCCAGGCGGTTGTAGGCCAGGTCCCGCACCATCGTCGTCAGCACCGCGATGTAGGCCGTGCTCGCCTCCAGGTTGGCCGTCGGGTCGAACACGATCTTCTTCGTCGACTCGGTGTAGGTCACCGCGCCCGCCACCACCGCGCCATCCGACGCCTTGATCAGATAGACCGAATGGGCGTTGATGCTGGCCGCATCCATGGACTCCGACATCGTCCATTCGACGTTGGCCGCCACTGCCACCCCGGTGGCCGCGTCCTCGGGACTGGTCGAGCTCACCGTTGGTGCCGTCGTATCGTCCGCCACCGTCACCAGAGTCGCCAGCTCCTGCCCCGAGGCTTGCGTCAGGTCGGCAAGTGCCGTGATCTCGATCGGTATCAGCGTCTTCTCGTTCTTCCGGAACGACGCCTCCGAACTCCCCTGCACCTTGCCCTTGAAGATGTGATACTTCAGGACCGTCCCGTCCGGCCCGGGCCCGATGATCCACAGCGTCTTGTGCTCCGGTAGCTGCAACCCGATCGACAGTGTCGAGCCAGACACAGCCGAGGCAGGCAACCCCATGGCTAGCGCCATGTTGTCGAGCGTCCCCTGCGCCATGTCCGTCCGGAACCGCAGCCGTCGCCGGACCAGCTTCGAGTCGATCTCGTTGTTCGCCTGGTCTACCTCGACATCGAAGAACTCCAGCTCCGACGTCACCATCACCCCGCCGTCGGTGGCGCCGATGCTGGTGCACGCCCCCTCCGCCGCCCCGTAGGCCCCCACCTTCACCTCGGCGGGGCCAACGATCACCTTACTCGCATCAACCGTGTAGCTGATCGCCATCGCCGTTCTCTCCTGCTAGTCTAGTGTCTGGACTGAGAACTCGACCCAGCGCATGCGTACCGCCCGGCCATCCCCAACGTTGAACAGGTCCGAGCTATCATGTCGCCGCGCCAGCGCCATCAGCACCGAGCCGAAGCGGCGCCCATCCAAGGCGGCGATGATAGCGTCGACGTAGCGGTACAGCCGCCCGTTGAGCGCCGCGAAGTCCCCGTCTCGGTCCAGCACCGCCACGATCACCCGGTGCCCGATCTCCACATACCCTTCGCCGCCGACGCCACCCGAGTCCAGGTCGATCACGCACGCCGGGTAGCGCTGCACCATCGTCGGCGTCGGCAGCCCCATGTGGTACTCCGCCGGCGCCGGTACCCCCCGTGCCAGGCACTCTCCCGGCAACGTCGCCTCGATGTGCGTGCGCACGTCGATAGCGCACTGCTCTATCACCACACGCCTCCCATATGCTGGCGCAACTCATCCTCAGCCGCCCGCTCCTGCACCGCCACCGCCTTGGCCACCTCGAACAGGTACTTGTGTACGATCTTGGCCCAGCGCGTCTTGTCGACCTCGGTGAGTTGAATCGGCGGCCGCGCCGGCATCCTTCTGGTGCCCGTTTGGTGGTAGAGCCCATAGGGCAGGTTCGCCCCCATCTGTAGCTCGTGCTTGCCGATCTCACGGATGCGGTAGTCGTTCTGGCCCGTCAGCGCTCCTTTGAGCCAGCCCTCCCGCTCCAGGACCTTCGCTCCGGGGTACGCCTTCGCCTTCCAGGCGGCGTACCGCGGCGACAGCGCTACCCAGCCCCCGGAGCCATACCTGCCCTCGCTCTCGAACTGGTCGGCGCTGATCTGATAGAAGTCCTCGGTGATGGTTTCGAAGGCCGGCCCCAGGTCCTCCACCCCCTCCGTCCAACGCGAGAAGGTGCGCAGAACCTCGTGCGCCCCCGCCACCGCAAACCGCAACTTGAACACTAGAACTCTCGGCCCCTGGTGAACGCGGGCGCGACCGTGGTGTCTGTCACGTTCTGCGTCGCGTAGGACCGCGCCCGCGTATACACCCCCTTGGTGCTCGGCGGCCCCGCTTCCGCCAAAGCCGCTAACCCCGTCTCGTACATCTTCCACAGCCGCGACCCCAGATCGGACGTCTGCCCCGCCCCCACCGACTCAGGGAACATGCCCATGTGGGCCATCGCCGCCGCCCCGAGAGCGTTGAGCCGCGTCACCGTGCGCACCAGGCTCTCCGGCGCCGTCACCGGCACCGTGAACCCGGCCGCCGCCAGCCGCGTGTCGATCTCACCGGCAACGTCCTCGAGCAGCTGCTCCACCTGAGTCGCCGAGGGCGAGCTCGTGGCGTCGTACACCGCCCGCGGGTCCTGCTCACGCACGCCGTCCAGGGTCGCGTATGCCATCCGTTACTCCCCGGCCTTAGCCGTTGACCACCTTCGCCGCGTACCACCAGATGCCGACGCCGGCGACGCACCGCGCATCCACACCGTAGAACAGCTCCCGGCGCATGAAGTTGGCGTAGTCGTCAGGCGCGTCCAGCGCCGTGAACTCCGGCGCTTTGCGGTTCTGGAAGATGACCGCCTTCATCGCCCGCTTCGTACAGAAGGCGTACCAGTCGTTCGCGTCCGTCAGCTCCGGCGCCACCATGATGTCGCACAGCCCCCGGTAGACGTTGTCCGTTCCCGCGATCTGCGCCGCGTTCAGCGCCGTGCGCATCGGAAACTCCAACTCCGCCGGCACCACCACCAAATCAGGCAAGATGTTCATCACCCGGCCCCGGTCGTCGGTGAACTCCCGCATGACGCCGAACACCTGCGTCAGGTCCGTCTGCAGGTTGGCCGCCGTCGCCCCGGCGCCTGCCAGCAGGTTGTCACCCCCGGCGTGGTCGTTGGCGAAGAGCGCCTTGCCGTCGTAGCCCGTGAGCGACGCGCCATTCTTGACTACGTCGATCACCAGGTCGCGCGGGTAGCGCGCCGCCTCCTCGGCCAGTTGGCGCACCCGCGGCAGGATCATCCCCAGCCGGTTGTCGTCCAGCGCGTTGCGGTCGACGGCGACGGTGGCCTCGAAGTGCTTGTTAGTCAGCGAGTAGTTGTTGACCGCCAGATCGCCGATCTTGCGCTCGTCCAACCACTCGCTCATCACGGGCACCGTGCCCAGCCAGTTATACGTCTCGGTGAGAGTGGTGGACTCCACCTCCATCACCAACCGGCGCCACTGCTCGGCATTCTCGGCCGCCTCGAAGCTCTGAAGATACACCGCCCGCAGGTTCGTGTAGATGCCTGCAATGAAGTCCCTCGTTACCAGTGCCATGTCCGGCCTCCTAGCCTAGTCTGGTCCGTCAGCGGCCTAGGCCGCAGCCGTCGCGTGCTTGAGCACGATGAGCAGCACGATCTCGCCCTCGGCGAACGCCGTGGTGCTGGCCGCCTCCACCGAGATCGCGTCCGCAACCCCGAACGTGTTGTTGGCCGTGATCGCCGTCGCGTCCACCTTGGCGCCCAACGTCGCTAGGTTGGCGCTCGTCAGCGTTAGCACCCCGCCCGTCAGGTTGGTCGTGCCGATCTCCAGGTTCAGCGTCGTGCCCTTGTCGGCGGTCGTCACCGGATCGACCACCACCGCCGACAACTTCGCGATCACGCCCGCGAACCCCGGCACGTAGCCGGTGACGACGTCGCCGTTGGCCACCTTCGCCAGCTTCACCGGGATCGCCAGGATGCTGCGGTCGTAGATCGTGCCGATGGCCGGCGCCCCCGACTCCAAGTCCACCCAAACCGACGTAGCGCTGATCACGCGCACGATCTTTCCCACGTACACCCCGTTGCCAACCGTCTTCGTCACGGTGGCATCGTCGGCGACGTAGACGCGCGCCCCCATGTCGGTCACCGCCATGTCGGCAGTGACGAAGTTGAAGATGCCCCGGCGGTAGACGCGCACCGTCTGCCCCGCCGTGCCCCCCTCCATCGCCACCCCCATGAACACCGTACCTGCCGCGTCCGCCGCCGGCACGGCGTAGCCCGTGGCGTCCACCGCCACCATGCCGCCCTTGTAGATCGTCGTTGCCGCCTTCACCGTGAGAGCGATGATCTCGCCCTCGTACCGCTCTACTTGCCTGTCCGCGCTTAGTGCGGTCATTGGTCATGCCTCCACAGGTTTCGTACCACGAAAGACCCGGACCTTCGCCTAGCAGCGCGACTAGCGCGGGGCGGTAGCCTTGGCCCTGACGACGTCCTCTTCCTTCAGCCCCAGTTGGCGCGCGATGGCGATCTCCGCCTCGGTCAGCTTCACCTGAGCGTCGCCGCCGCCATCGCTGCCGCGCTCGCCCAACTCAACCGACCGGGGCATCGTCTCCATCAGCGTCACGAACCGCTCGGGGTCCGTGAGCGCCATCTCATCCGCCCACTTGGAGCGCATGACCGGCGTCAGCTTGCCCTCAGCCTCATACCGGGCCACTAACTTGTCGCGCTCGGCCGTGGCCAGCTTGGCCTTGAACGCGTCGCGCTCACTCGTGATCTCCGCCAGCCGCACCTGCAGGTCGTTGCGCTCCGTCAGCGCCACTCCCTGCGTGTCCCGCAGCATCCTCACCGCGGCCAGCACGTCGGCATCCTCGGCCAGCCCCAGTAGCTGCCTCAACTGAGTCTCCATGACATTCTCCTTGCCGGCTCGGCCCGGCAGACCCTGTAGTGGCTGAGCGTCTGAGCGCTTCGCCTCGACGTATATCGCCCGGCTCACCTGCTCGGAGAGAGCCAACGGTTGCATACCCTCGACGAACGGCCGGTTGGTGATCGCCATCGCCAGCAGAGTCGGTCCCCGGTCTGCGCCGGAGTCCTTGTCCTGGTAGGCCCAGGCGAACTCCGCCGACGTGAACTGGAACTGCTTGGCCGCGATGGCCGCCGCCGCTTCCTCGGTCCACTCCACCTGTGCCCACAGCTCCGTGCCGTCGGCGCGCGTGTCCAGTTCCGTGATCCAGCCGGCCGCCTTGCCAGACTGGTCGCCGTGGTTGTAGTCGACCACCAGCCGCGTTGGTGGCTTGGGCCGCACACCCTCGCGGAAGTTGGCCACCATCGTCGCCAGGTCCCGCGCCGTCACATCGAAGTCACCGTAGCTGGGATGGGCGAAGTGCCCCACCCGCAGCACCTGCGCCCAGCCGCTGGCCGCGTCCGCCAGCGCCAGAATGCGGAACTCGTTCATCTCATTGCCCTCGCTTCCGCCTTGAAGATCAACACCCACACGCAGCGGCAGCGGTCACCGCCCTGGCATTCCGGATTGGGCGGCATGTACTGCTCATAGCGCGGGTCATCGAGCGTCACCTCCAGCCCGTCCAGCCCCCGGCACACCTCGCACACCCGCTCGTCGAGGAGCGCACTGTACTGCGCCCGGTCGATCTCATCCTCTATCGCCGCCGTCGCATCCCGCCGGCCCAAGTTGAGCGCCTCCGGCACCGAGGTGTTGGCCATGTCGGTCAGATTGCGCTCCGACAGCTGCTCCATTACCGAGCGCAACTTGCCCTCATCGGCCGCACCTTCCTTCACTTGGTCCAGCGCCTCCCACGTCAGCGCTGCCAGCAGCCGGATGCTCAGGATCTGTGCCGCCGACTTGGCCTTGGCGATGAGGAAGTCGGCCGCCATCAGCGCCGGGTCCACCAGCGCCAAGCTCTCCGGCACCCCCAGCCGCGGCATCTCTGTCTTGCGCCATCGCTCCAGGTCGACCGACTCGTGCCCGCGCAGGTACACCTGCTGCAGCACCCCGGTCATCGCCTGCGCCAGCTCCGCCTTGTAGGGCGCGCTCAGGTTGGTGAGCTTGGTGGCGTCTTTAGCCTCGATGGCCGGCAGCGCCAGGTCGACCAGCCGGTCCATCTGCCGCGCCGCCACCGCCTGGGCCGCCGCTACGTAGTCGTCGCGCCCCTGGGCCACGATGTCCCGGATACTGAGCAGCGCCTGCTCGTCCTCGCCGGCCCGCAGCTCACGCCAGAAGCCGGTGTCCGTGAGCTTCGCCACATGGGGGCCGCCGCAACCACACAGCGCCGCCGGCTCGGTACCGCGGTCCTCATCGTCGTCCGGCGCAGCGGCCGGCGTTTGTCGCTCGGGTTGCGCCGCCGCCGTGGCCGCAGGTCCTACGTTCGCCCCCTCCGGCTCCTCCGGCAGCCCGAACAGGTCCCGGATAGCGTCACGCAGGCTCTCATCGGTCACGATTGCCCCGCCCCGCACCAACTTGGCGATGGCGTCGCCGTAGCTGGACAAGTCTCGCTGCTCCAACTTCGTGTACGTCAGTTTCGGGTAATCGCTCACCGACCAGTTGAAGTTCACCATCGGCTTGATGGCATACTCGTTCACCGCGTCACTGATCTGGTTCGCCAGCGCCCGCAACGCCATCAGGAAGAACGTCGATTGGTCTCTGGACAGCGCGTAGGAGCCGGCCTCCGTCGAGCCCAGGTTGAGAAACTGAGCCAGGATAGAACGAGCGATCATCAGGTCGTGGTGTTCCACGCTCGGCAACGTCGAGATAACCGACTGTGTCGCCCGGTCGATGCCGACCATCGTGAACTCGTCCCAGCAGTGCTTACCCACGACGTAGGTGCGCTCGTGGGCGTGGAGCGCCTGCAGGATTTCCGCCGCCTCTTCGTAGTCGGCATCACTCGCCTCCGGCGACATCCTCACGTAAGGCACGCCCACGCCGTGGCGCTCATTGGCGATGGCATCGATGCGGTAGAAGTTGTCCTTGTAGTACCAGTGCTTGTAGGCCGCCCGCAGCAGGCTCTGCCCCGCCCAGTTGGCACCCTCTTTGCGGTAGGTGAACACGAGCAGCTTCTCGATGGGGATGTAGGGCCGCTCGTAGCCGGAACCCGTCCACACCATCTGCTCGATGCCTTGCAGCCCGCCGTTGCCGTCGATGTCCCACTTGGCGATGCTCGCCGGGAGCCGCGGCGCCAGCTTGCGCAGCACCAGCAGCCCGGCCCGCCGCTGCCACACCTTCTCGAACACCATGTGCCCGAAGGGCAGCATCAGCAGCGCCTGGCGCAGGAAGTCGTCCCAGGTGATCGTCATGTTCTCCAACAGGTTGTCCTGGACGATCTGCGCGATCTCGACGTCGGCGGCCGAGTCCGAGGCCGGCTCGACCGACCAGGTGGCCGAGCGGATGGGCAGCTCGCAGATCCAGAGCACCGCCTGCACCTGAGCGTCGGACCGGCGCATGCGGTCGTAGACCTCGATGCCGGCCGCCCCCGCCAGGTCCTGGTTGTACTCATCGGCGATGATGCCTGAGAAGTAGGTCGTGCCGGTGGCACCAATCTCGCGCATCTTGGCCGGTCTTCGCATCGGCTCGGCCGAAGGTAGTACCTTCGGCTTGGCCAGTGCCACCGGCCCGTCGTCGCGTGCCCAGGGCCAGCGCCAGCGCATCAGAACGTCCTCGAGGCGATGCCCGCCATCGCCGGCTTGCCCCGCGCCGGCGGCAACTTGCCGTGGTAGCCCGTCGCCGCCAACGCCAGTACCACCGCGTCACCGCAGTCGGTCGAGCGTCCCAGCCGCTTCACGATGTCTTCCTTCGCCTCCACCTGGATACCCCTGGCCCGCAGCTCCCAGCGCGGCGCGCACAGGTCCGCCAGCAGCTCCGGGTCCGGCGGCAGGCATAGCCCTTCGCCTTTGTCCGGGTCCAACGCCTCGCGCAGCCGCCAGTACAGCTCCGCCCGCACATTGACGAAGCCAAGTTTGTGGCTCAGGTCGTGCGCCTCCGAGCCGGCAGCGAAGTTGATGCCGACCACCGGCGCCTTATTGCCCCGCAGCGTGTCGTAGGCCGAGGCCCCCACCCCGATCACATCGATGTTGACCACGCCTGTGGTGCCCAGCGCCTTCATCACCAGCGCCGCCACGCTGCCCCCGTCCGGCGTCGCCCTGCCCAAGTGCTTCTCCAGTGGCGCAAACCAAGTCCCGTAGCGCCGCGCCAGCACCGTCTGGTCCTTGCCGCCACGGGCGACGTCGACGCCGATGGCCGAGAGATGCATCATCGGCCGCGGCGTACTTTGCCAGCGCTCCTGCGCCTGCGTCACCCAGCGCGTCGGGATCACCTGCCACGGGTCATCGTCGGTGACGGCGTTGAAGTCACCCGCCAGCATCTGGCTGCGCAACGGCTCCGGCAACGCCTGCAGCTGCGCCTTGTAGCCAGTCGTCATGTAGTAGGGGTTGTCCTCGACCCGCGCCGGGATGAACGTGCGGCTGCGCGGCACGATCATCTCCCCCGCGTGCATGATCGGCTCCGGCCCGTCCACTTCCGTGTCCTCCCCGTCGATCACCGCAAACCAGCGCAGCTCCCCCGGTAGGGCCGGGTGCGGGTGCGCCTCATCCAGCCACGGTGCCCAGTAGCTCACCACCCACCGCCCCTGCGCCGACGTGGGCGGGTTGCCGGTGCACACCGTCCGCACCCGCTGGCGCGGATCGGCCGTGCGCTTCCAACCGTTGAGGAAGCGGTACTGGCCCTCAGTGAAATGGCAGATCTCATCGAACCCTTTGAGGTCATGCGGCCGACCCTGATATTTGTTGACGCTAAGCTCGTGCTGCACCGCCCCGAACTCGATGATGCGCCCCCCCGGCAGCCGCCACAGGTGCTCCTGGCCGTTGAAGCCGCCGACGGCGCCGATGATCTCGTGGCTGCGTTCGATGATGCCCCGCAGCTGCGGGAACTCGCGCCGGAAGATGATGCTGCGTCGGTGCGCCGTGACGGACAGCCCCAGCAACAAATCGGTCTTGCCTCCGCCGGCCGCCCCGCCATAGAACAGCTCGTCGGCCAGGCAGTGGTAAGCATCAGTCTGCGGCCCCGGCAGCGGCGTCCACAGCGCTTTCGGCCGCCGCAGCAGCCTGTCCAACTCGGCGCGCTCTTGCGCGCTCAAGAAGGGCAGCAACTCGGTTAGCTCGTTCCTCGTCGCTAAGGCTTGCATCCTCGGTGATCGCCGTCGGCATCCCCTTGAGAAGCTGCATCTTGTCGATCACAATCCCCAGGCTCACGGCCACCTGCTGCAGGTTCGCCGCGTCCAGCTTGCTCGGTATAGCTCCGGCCAGCCGCCAGGCAACGTCCGCCAGCGCCTCGGCGAGTTCGCCTCGTTTTTGGTGCCCAAGGTCTGGCGCCGCTTCTCGCCTAGACCAGCTCTGCAGCGTCGCCCGCGGCAGCCCCAACTCACGCGACGTCCGCCCAATATTGCCGCCGTTGGCCTCCAGCGCCGCCAGAGCAGTGGCTCGCTCGTCGTCGCTATAGCGCCGGCGCGCCCTCTCGCTCACCGCACCAGCCGCAGCATCATCTGCGCCCGCTCCTCGATGCCCTCAAGCGCCAGGTACCACTGCGTCTGCCCCACGTCGTCACCGAGGCCGTTGCGCGCGCGGCGCACCGCCTTGACCACGTCGGCAAGCGCCACGGCCACCTCATGGCCCTGGGGCTCGGGCAGGCGCGACAGTCCGGCGACGTCACCCATCAGTCGTCCTCATCGTCGGGCTGCCACACCGGCACCGCGCCCATGCTCGTGATCTGGCCGCAAAGCAGGCGCACGCCGCGACGAAACTCGGCGACGCGCTTGCGCAACGCCGCTACTTCTCCTTCGAGCGCGTCCACCCGCTCCTGCAGCGGCTTGAGCAACGACAGCATCGTCGCCGTCACCGCCTGGTTGGCAGTGGAGCTGTCTCGCCGGGCCGCGGCTGTGGCAGTGCGGTAGGTGGCAACGGCGACGATGAGAGCACCGGTGGCAGTGATGAGAGCGGCGATGGTGCCCATATCCAGCGGCACTAGTCGCCGCCTAACCGGCGCTGCCAGTCGCGCTCAGCTCCGGTAGGCAGGGCGCGCGTGTGCACCAGAGTGCCGGCGGCAAAGGCTGCGGCGCCTGCCTGCAGCGCGTCCCAGTAGAGCGGGTCCCAGGACCACGGCACGAACCCCGCCAGCGCCAGGAGCGTGGCCGAGGCGAGCGGGAACAGGAAGCACAGGAGGGCGAACAGGAGGCGCTTTGCCTTGGGAGCGAGTGAGTCGTACTCCGGCCAGTATTCGGCCAGCAAACTGAGAAGCACGCCGACGGCGGCGCCGGCACCGAGCGGGCTGCCGACGTAGCGCAGAAAGTCGTACCAGGACATGGCCGCCTCCAGGAGCGGCTTCGTGTCGCCACAACACGAGAGCCGCGGGTGAGTCCCCACGGCTCTACTCTACGACGGCCCGCGTTCCGCTACGGAACGCTCAGTCAGGCAGTTTCACGTCGACCAGGTACCAGAATCCCTCATCGTCCTGGGTGATGGCGATGTCGCGGCTCATGCGGCACAGCAGCCGGTAGGCGCCGGAGCGGGTGTAACCGGTGAGCTGCGCCGCCTGGTGGTTCGTAAGCGCCTCACCGTGCATCAGGTGCCACAGCAACCGCGTGATCGCCTCCGTCAGCGTCAGCTTGCCACGCATCACCGGCCTCAGTTGGGCTCCTCTACCCGCTCCGCGCACAGCGCACACCACACCTGCGCCTGCGACCCGGCCCACAGCGTCCAGCGCACCAACCCCGGCAGCCCCGTCATCCAAACGATCTGCGGCTCGGGCACGTCCGCCGGCTCGCCCGGCTCGACGTGGTCGGGGTTGATGCGCATGAGCAGCCACGCCACCTGCCAGACTCGCCAGACATGCCTCAGCCACCGCATCTCTCCGCCTCCCCGACGTAGCGGGCGACGCGGGCCGACACCTCGGCTTCGTACTGCTTCTGGCGCTTACGTCGCCGCCAGAGCTTGCGAGCGTGCTTCTGCGCCGCCGCCATCTCGTCGCGGGCGGTGCGAGGTGCGACGGCGTACATGGTCTGACGGGTGCCGTCGGGGAAGAACACAAGATACTCATTTGTGAGAAGGTTCAGCGTGTTCCCGGTTGCGATGACGCGCGGCTCGTCCATGCCCC